TTATAGTTCTGATAACGACCTTTACAAAATTATTAATTTTTCAAAAATTGAAGATTTTGAATTAATTTTCAAGAAAATTTTAATTGATGCTTATAATGATGAAAATGAAATTTTCGGAGACATTTATTATGATGCTGATTTTCTCGAACCTAAAGAAGTAGTATATGCTTATTTAGCAGGCGACGGTTCTTTGACTATTACAGATGATTTAAATACATTTGATGAAGGTTATAAAACAGAGAAAGATTGGAAAATCACAAAGTTTACTGAAATTTGATTTTGATGTTTTCTCAATTATATTTACGATGTTAAAAAAATTAAAATAAGTTAAATTTAAAAAACAATAATGTTTAACATTAATTTCTGAATTATATTTACATCATAATAACAATTAAACAAACATAAAAATGCAAAAATTAGAAAATTTTATCAATCAAAACATTAATCAGTTTTTACAACTTGAAAATAGTGAAGTTGAAATTTATGATATTACTGAATTTGATAATGATATAGTTGAATATTTGAAATTAAATTACAGATTTGACTATAATAATATATGTGTTTATTATGTTGAAGAAAGTGAGTATGATGAAGAAAGTATTTGGGTTGAAAATATGAGTGAGTAAAAAATTTCTCAATTATATTTACATTATAAGTTAATTAAAACAAACAAATAAATGATAACTATTGAAACTATTACTGATTTATCAAATGATTTTGATGAAATTTTAACAACACCTGAATTAAAACAACGTTTTATTGATCAAGTATTTAGTTACTCCGAAGGTTGTTGTGAAACGGAACAGGAATTATATTGTTTTATTGATGGTTTGTTAATGAATTTATATAGTTAATAAACATTTCCTAATTATATTTACATTATAAGTAAGCCGTCAGTGAGTAGCCTATGATGTGAAGCTGATGAACGCCTAATTTGAAAACTACTTATTAATGTATTTCTTAATGGTCAGGTGGGTGTAATGCGAGAATGGTCTCAAGTCCAGTAAAATGGTTGCTTATCCGGTTCGAGTCCGGCCCTGACCATAATATTATTTCTTAATGGTTTGGTAGTTCAGTTGGTTAGAGCACCTGCCTGTCACGCAGGGAGTCGCGGGTTCGAGTCCCGTCTAAACCGCAATATTGTCTATTAATTAATTATTAGTTTGTGAAAAGTACATTCCTTTGGAGTGTACTTTTTTTTATTTAATATATTTCTCATTTATATTTACCGTGTTAAATAAGTTAAACAATTAAATAAATAATAAAATGGAAAATGAATATAAAGAATTACTAGAGCAATATCCATTTCTAAGAAGAATTATTGATACAATTGATGAGGTTTCAAGAATGGATGAAAGAAATTGGGATAATTTAATTGAAAAAGATTTTACAAAATGCAGAAGAGTATTAAATATTTTAAAAGAAAATCAATTAATAAAATAAATTCAATATATATTTCTCATTTATATTTACCGTGTTAAATAAGTTAAACAAATAAATAAACATAAAAATGAATACTACACAAAAAACAATCGCAGCAATATTAATTCTCTTATTTATTGGGTGTGTAACAAAGAACTTATACTTAATAGGAATAGCTGAAATAATAACAATTGTGATAATTATTGTAAATTTAAAAAATAGTAAAGCTTAATAAACGTTTCCAGATTATATTTATCATGTTAAATAAGTTAAACAATTAAACAAATTAATGATATGGAAATCAGTATAAAAAGTACACTTAATAATATTATTTTTTCACATACTTGTGAAAATAATACAATAAAAAAAACTATTGATGAAGCAATAAATAATAATATTAACCTTAGTAATGCTGACCTTAGAGGTGCTGACCTTAGAGGTGTTGACCTTAGTTATTATAACCTTAGTAATGCTGACCTTAGAGGTGTTGACCTTAGAGGTGTTGACCTTAGAGGTGTTGACCTTAGTTATTCTAACCTTAGTTATTCTAACCTTAGAGGTGTTGACCTTAGAGGTGTTGACCTTAGAGGTGTTAAAATACCACTATATTGTAAATGGAATATTACAATAATTAATGACAAAATTATTAAAATTGGTTGCAAGGAAAAAACTATTGATGAATGGGTAAATTGGTTTGAAAATTCAAATGAAATTTTCGAAACAGACAGAGATACTGAAGATTTTAAAAGAATTAAATCTTGTTTTTATGCAGCAAAAGCACATATAGATGAATTATAGTATTTCCAGGTTATATTTACAATGTTAAGTAAGTTAAGTAAGTTAAAATTAAAAAATAAAATAAGCTTAACATTGATTTCTAGATTATATTTACCGTATTGAAACGAATAATTAAAACAAATAAACAAACATTATGACAACTCAAAATCAAACAATCGAAGTTAAAGTATTAGGACGTCCGGTAAATGAGAATTCAGCTCGTCAAATTAGATTAAAAGAAAATGAAGCAAAACGTGCTCAAGGTTTAATCAAACGAGGTCGTCCCGTAATTGAGGGTTCAGAAAGTCAAGTTAAGAAATTACGTCAGAAAATAAAAGTAGATCTAGGTTATACGTTAAGAAGAGGTCGTCCCGTAATTGAGGGTTCAGAGAGTCAAATCAAGAAAACTCGTCAAATGGAGAAATTAGTTAATGGTGTTGAGTTGAGAAGAGGTAGACCAGCTAATACTGAATCAAAACATTATCAAAGAGTAAAAGACCTAGAAACACGTCGAATGAACGGAACATTGAAATTAGGTAGACCTAAATCTGATGATATAGTAATTAATGTAAAAACTAAAGCTAAAATTAAAGAATATGTTATGTCTTAATGACATAACTTTATTGTCTGCTTATATATTTCCCGATTATATTTACCATGTTAAATAAGTTAATTAAATCAAATAAACAAACATTATGGCAACCGAATACATACCATATTATATTAATGATGAAAGAGGTAAAGAGTTATATTTGAAATATATAAACATTGATAACCACCCTGATTGGACTGATATTGATGCCCCATATGTGAGGGAGATTAACCTACAAACTATACTTGATGTAACTGGGTTAACCATAGATGAGGTGATTGAACTTAATAGTTATGGGGATGAATCTTGGAGTTTACATATAGATAGTAATACTGTAACTGAATATAATGATTAAAAACCCAATATATATTTCCAGATTATATTTACTATGTTAAATTAATTAAAAATAAATATTATGGTAAATTTAGATATTATATTTGATGAATTACAAAAAATAGCTGATAATACTTCAAAAACACCAGCTGAAAGAGATATTGCTAGAAATAAAATATATATATTACGTTATCAGATTATGAAAAAAATAATTTAAAAAAAGGGACGATAGCGCCCCGGTAGCGATTCGATAACGCACTGCTCCCACGCGAGCCGCGGTCCATCGACGACGCGCGGATAGGTCGTGGCTGGTATTGGCCACTTTCAACACGTATACACTTTTTACCCCCGCCCCTCGTATATACGATATTCTCACATATACAATCCCCACTTTCCGAATTAACCCTTTTACACACTAAATCCGATCCCCCAAAACTCGATCTTTAACGATTTTTTTCCAAATCCAATCGTATATACGATTCTACACTAAAATAACTTTTAAATGGGTAGGAATTAAGTATTTTCCTACCTATATTACGCGTAAATTTTCAATTCGATAAAATACACATGATTAATATTTTAATCGTAAATTATGCGATTTTTTAACGTAAATAATCAAGTATTATATATTTATCAGAAACATTAATTTAAAAAATAACATAAAAATATGGCAACATTCCTATTCCATGACAGTAATAAAGCAGCTTTTATTAATGGAGTAAATAAACTACTTAAAGACAATTCAATTGATTATAAAATATCAAAACGAGATGTAATCGATACACCATCCGCTGATAAAGCTAAATTTACCCTTTATGTCTCAGATGAACCTCAGGTTGTTGATATTTTAAAACAAGCGGAAAAGTCAAAACATTTTGATTTTTCATTTAAGGAAATTGATTTAAAAGAAGTTATTACTAAATCTAAATCTAGGTAGGCTATATTGATTTCTCACGTATATTAATGGTGGGAGAAAAGGGAAGAATGGTTTAGAATGAGAATGATATGAATGATATGAATGGTTTGGGTGAATGAAATATATAGAATGGTATATATGTATTAAATAATTTAAATGATAAGAACATGAGGTATAAGAGTCAAGTAATTAATAAGATTAATAATTTAGAGATGATGTTACGTACGTTGGATTTTCTCGTTTCACGTGCCGAATCACAAGATAGTATTTTACAATATATTTCCGAAGTTAAGGAAAAAATTGAGGAATTGAGATCAATGGTTTCAATTGAGCATGATGAATTTGAGGCATACGGAAACTAAAATAAATAAATGTTATGAATTTAAATGAAAACGAGTTAATTGATAATTGGAATGTATTTTTGGGTTATATTAAAGATTATATTGCTGAACCGCGTAAGCAACAGTTATTAGATTTCTATACAAAATATGAAGAACGTTTTATATTATTACCAGCTTCTCATAAATCTCAATTTCATAATTGTTTCCCTGGGGGGTATGTTGAGCATGTTAATCGTGTTGTTGCTGCTGCTTTAAATATAAACCAATTATGGTCTGGATTTGGGGCTAAACCAAATCATACTGTTGAAGAAGTTGTGTTTTCTGCTTTGAACCATGATTTAGGTAAATTTGGGGAATTTGAGCATGAAGCTGTTGTTCCTAATCCATCTGAATGGCATGTTAAAAATAGAGGTGAACTTTATGCATTTAATACCCAGCTGGATTATATGACAGTACCTGATCGTGGGTTGTGGTTATTAACTCAGTTAGGTATATCCGTATCAAAGAATGAATATTTGGCTATTAAGTTACATGATGGACTTTATGATGAAAGTAATAAATCCTACCTAATGAATAGAATGCCAGAAACTAGATTAAGAACATCATTACCTCATATCGTTCATCAAGCCGATTTATTAGCAGCCTATATTGAGTTTGAACGTGAGTGGAGTGATAAATTAAAAACATCACCGTCCGTTGAAGTTTCTAAACCAGTTAAGTCTAATAATGCAGTACCTGTTATAGATGCTCAAAATGATAGTTTAAAAAAAGCAATGGCTTTATTTTTTGAATAACATATGAATTATATAATTTTATCTACGATATATTGGTTAGTAATTTTATTATTACTTTTAATAATGTATAATTTATTTACAAAAACCGAAAAACTTGAAAAATTAGTAGACGACCAAAATACTTATATTGGTCGTCTTTCTGAATTGATTGAACTTTCAAATAACAAAATAGGAGAATCAGAAATAGCTAATGCTTTTAAATCTGATGATGAAATTGGTTTCTTCTTTGATACGTTAAAGGAAATTCAAGATAAATTAAACTCGTTTAAATTAAAGAAATAAAATATGGATTTAGAGAATGTTACAGAAGAGGTTCTTTTAACTAAAATGGGGACTGTTCGTAAACGTAAACCCAAAAAAGCAAACATATATTTCACTCAGGAAAATGAAGATGCTATTTTAGCTTATTTAGCCTCAGATGATAAGATTTTTCGTAATAGAATATTTGATGAAAAGATTAACTATTCATTCCATAAACTCGCAGAAAACATAATTCATACTTTTAAATTTTACTATATTGATGTCGATACAATAAACGAGTTAAAACACGAGGTTGTAGCGTTTCTACTCGAGAAATTACACCTATATAATCCTAATAAAGGTAAAGCATTTTCTTATTTTGGAACTATTGCTAAAAGATATTTGATTGTATATAATGAGAAGAATTATAAGAAAGTTAAGGAGAAAGGTGAATTAATTGAAGTCGATGAGGATAAAGTGATTGTTGATTCTTTAGTTAGAGAGTCAAATGAGGATTTTAATCAATTATCTGACTCTATAGATTATTTTATAAAATATGTTGATAATAATTTATTAACTATATTTCCGCGATCACAAGATCAACAAATTGCTGATGTTATTTTAGAGTTGTTTCGTAAACGAGAAAATATAGAAATATTTAATAAGAAAGCTATTTACATTTATATTAGAGAAATGATTGATGTTGATACATTTCAAATAACTAAAGTAATTAAGATATTGAAGAAAATATATTATAACGTATATAATGAATATTATGAAACTGGTTATGTAAAAGTATAGTAAAATTATATTTATTATAAAGTATAAATATTATGGATTTTAATGTTAAAATATTCGGTAATAAATCATTTTCAGATATATTAAAGAATATATATGATAATTCTAAGGAAAAAGAAAAACAAATTAAAGACCTTATTTCAGGTCTTAAACCATTGATAAATAATACTCAATCGGCTTTGATGATAGTTCCATTAATTAAAGAATATTTGGATGTATCTGTTAAAAATGATGATTCATTAATTAAAATGGCAAGTATTATTCAACGTGCTATGGTTAATTCAGGTGGTGGATCTGATGATTTTACATTAAGTGATTCTGAAAAGGAACAATTATTGAAAGCCGTCCAAACAATGGAACAAGAAATACCAAAACCAATTTTAGCTCATGACTCAAACGATAAGAAATAATATTACTTCAGCAACTTCTTCAAAAATAGTTGGAAGTAGTCCTAATCCAAATTCTAATTTTACTATAAAAACGGGTAAAGTTATTGATGTGTTAATGGATGATAGAACTCCAAATAGTACTTTATTTTCTAGAGATGGAGCTTGGGCTGGGGTAGGTACTGTATATTATGTTGACTATCCTTCCCTTAAAGAATCTAATGAAACTAAGGCTAATATAGATTTATTAACCTTATCTAAAGCTGTTCCTTTATTCCCTGATAAAAAATATATTCCTTTAAAAGAAGAATTAATATTAATAGTATCTTTACCTTCAAAGGACTCACAAACGTCTACAAGTAATGAAAATCAAGATTATTATATAAGTATTATTAATTTATATAATAATAATAACCATAATTCACAACCGGCTGAGGAATTAAATTTAGGAAGAGTATTTGAAGAGAATTCATTTATGAGATATATATTACCTTTTGAAGGTGATACTATATTTGAAAGTAGATTTGGTAGTTCTTTACATTTTTCATCCACTACAAAGTGGAATCAATCTGAAAATTGGTGGAGTAATGTTGGAGATAATGGATCTCCTATTACTTTTTTAACTAATGGGTATTATTTAGATCCTAATGATTTTAGACCTCATGTTGAAAATTTAAAGAAAGATTCATCATTATTGGTATTATCATCAACTCAATTAATTCCATATTTACCTAAAAGTAAATTTTCTACTAATTTAATATTTAATCCTGCTTCGAATTATACTAATTCTCAAGCTATGTTAATTGCTGATAGGATAACTATAAGTGCTAAAAAGGATGAAATTTTATTATATGGTAATCAATTAGGAGCCTTGATTGATACTTCAATATATCTTGAATCTAAGGGTGATATAACATTGAAGGCACCTATTATAAATTTAGGTTTAGATTTAAAAGGTCAACCTCCTGTAGAACCCGTATTATTAGGTAATACAACATCTGAATTAATTATTGATTTATTAAAATCTTTACAAAATTTAAGTAAAAATTTATCCACAGCTGTATGTACAATGCCTGGTACTCCTTTAATTAGTGTAAATGAAGGAGGATATAAAACATTAGTAGATATAAATAATATAATCACAAAATATAATTCAGATAAATCAATATTATCTGGTTTAGATAAATTAAAATCTAACACTACTTATACTATATAATATGGAAGAAATTATTGATCCTAATATTGGTGATCAGGGTACTGGTGGTTCTAACAATTCAGAGGGTGTTGAATATACTCCTCCTGAGGGTGGAAGTAGTTTTAAAAAAGACCCAAAGGTTATCAATCCTGCTACTGGTAAGCCTTATGATAAATCAAAAATTGATGTTGATATTAATCTTGATTCAGCTGATGCATCAGAGGCACAGATTGGGTTTAATAGTATAGGACAACTAGAAGTTCCTCAAAATGTAATAGATGGAAATATAGTACGTAGTGCTTTAGGTTACTATAATTCTAGATCAAATCCAGAAACTATAGTTAAATCAATATATAGTGATTTTATAAGTTCAATAAAGAAAGATATTGAAGTTAAAAAGAAAACAATAGAATCTACTAAGAAAAAATATGAAAGTAGAATTCAATATATAAAAAAAAGTAGATTATCTGAAGAAGAAAAAGTGAAAGCTTTAGAAGTATTAGGGATTAGTTTAAATAATGAGATTAAAATAATAAATAATCAAATTGAAAATTTACTTCAATCAATACAAGATAAAACAAAAATATATTCTGCTAGAGAAAATGCTAAAAAATATCTTAGGAAAAAGTTAATTCCTTTAGATGTTTATCTATCATTAAAAACAACAACAGATGAAATTATAGAATCCCATAAAAAAACTTTAGATGATAGTCGTGGGTTGATAATTTCTGATAAGAAATATATAGTTGCTGATTTACTCTCATCTATTTCTATAACATTAACAAAAATTAATATAAAGAATTATGAAATAGATAATACCATTTCAGAAATAGAAGATGAAATAAATAAAATATATAATGGTGAAGTAACAAATCCTGAACAATCTTTAATATATTTAAAACGTAAAATAAATATAGTTGTAGATAAACTTAATGTTAGAGAACGAACTTTATCTATAATAAATAAAATTATAGAGGTTATTAATACAATAATTTCTATTATGAAAGGTTTAGTTGCAGGTGCTAAAGTATTATTATTATCAAGTGGTAGTATACCTTTAAATCTTTATAGTGTAAGTGATGCTGTAAAAAATATTTTAATTTTTTTACAAAATGTATTAGAATATACTTCTATATTTCTTACAGTTATTAAACAAATAATTAAATTATTAACAGATGATATTGCATATCAAAGAAGTAGATTAAATGCTATATTTTTATTATTTGAAACATCTATTTCTACCTCTATTAAACCTATAGATTTAAAATCACCAATTGAATTAAATTCATTGGGGAAATTATTCAGTTCATTAACTCCTACTCAATTTGATAAATTTTTAAATGGTGGAACTACTTATAGTTTAGGGTATTTATATGGATTTGATTATAAAGGATTTAAATTTTATTTAAAAGAAGAATATAATCTTAATTTTGTTGTACGCGGATATAAACGAAGATACGCTGTTGCTACTGATCTTTCCGGTAGAGAAATAATTCAAAGTGATTACTCATTTACTCTAGAACCCGAAGTATTAGTAGATCAAATAAGAGTAGAAATAGATCTTAAAAATCTTTCAGCTTAAATATTTATAATCATGAAAATAGACGTTTTTAAAAAATTAATCAAAGAATCAGTTCGTGAAGTTTTACGTGAAGAATTATCTTCTTTCACTCCACAACAACCAATCCAAGAAAATAGAACAATGAGTTTTAATTCACAGGATGTTGATATGTTTGCTTATAGAAAAAATTTAGCTAATATGATGGGGTTAGAAGTTCCTGAATCTCAACAAACCAAATCAACTGGAAATCCTTATTTAGATATTATTGCTCAAACAGCAGCCACTATGACTCCTCAAGAGAAAGCTCAAATGAGACAAAATATATACGATTAATTATGCCTATACCACAAGTAACTAGAATTGATCCTAGAGATCTAGACAAAAATATAGCCATTGGGGTATCAATTCCTTTTAATGCTGGTGGTGTATTTAATTCTACTTATTCAACAAAAGATCAAATTAAATCAAATATTATAAATTTATTTTTAACAAAGAAAGGAGAAAGAATTGAAAATCCTGAATTTGGAACTGATATAAATAAATTATTATTTGAAAATATTAATGATGATATATTATCTAACCTTAAAGAAGAATTATATGATAGTGTAAGTAAATTTATACCCAATATAACTATATTAGATATAAATATAACCTCTGGAGTTGATACTAATACAATATATATAGA